GTGCCATACGACAGCGGGTACGCAAGGCCGGCATTGCCGGTGCCGTAGCTCAGACCTCCGGCCTGCACCACCGACGCGCGAGCCTCGCCGGAGTGCGCCAGCGTGGACAGGCGTTCGGGACGCTCGAAAACGATGGTGATGTCGCCGGAAAGGTTCTGCCAAAGCGGATTCTGTATCTTCTGTTCAAGAGACCGGACATAATATCCTCCACTACAGTAGGTGTCCTGTCCCTCATCGATGACGCGGCATGTGACGAGCCCGTGGACGAGACGGTCAAGCAGAGACAATTGCCTCAAGGCCTCTCCACGGTCCGCGCCGGCGATAATTCTGTATCCGACCGTGACCACGCGTGCCTCGTACATGATGTCGTCGGCTGCGATATCGTGGCCTCCGTCGCCTTGGCCTCGTGAGGTGACGGTTATCTTGGGGCTTGGTGTCTGATACCATCCGGACAGTCCGGTCAATGCGATGCCGGAACCGTCGAAATCGCCGCCGTGGAGTGTAACGGACGCACCATTGGCGGTAAGCATAACGTCGCTCATCTTCCGCTCCTTACTGCGGCCAGTACCTCGCGGCCGATGATCGTGCCGCTGACGCTCGGCTGGTCGGCCACGACGATCTTCTGCGGCATGTTGACCACCGTCTGCCCCGAGTTTGCCGGCATTTCGACCTTGACGACGACCGGCATGTCGCGAGAGGTGGAGAACGCCTCTCGTGGAATGCGCATCTCGTTGATGGCGCGCATGTTCTCAAGCCCGTAATAATCAACGGCAGACGCGCGGTGCGTGTACTCGCCCGCGGCGAGACGCGCGTTGAGCAGGTACACGCTGTCGCTCAAACCATTGCCGGGCGCCCATGCCGGATCCACGTAGCCGGAGAATATGCCGCCTCCAGCGAACTGCTGAAAGGTGCCGTCGGTGAACATTCCACCGGTATAGCCACCGGCCTTTTTGGAATGCTCGGTCACGGTGAAGCTCTTGTCCGCGATCTGATAATTCTGGATGCTTCGCAGGGTCGCGGAAGCATGGTCGGTGACCCTGACAGTGAAGTTCTTGTCGCTGATGGTCTTCCTGTTCACGGCATCCACTTTGCCGGACGCCCTGTCGGAAGCGTTCAGCGTGGTCTTCTTGTCATTCAGCCGCTTGTTGTTTACCGCGTTGATCTTGCCGGACGCATGGTCGGACGCGGTAAGTTCCGCGTTCTTGTCGTTGAGCTTCTTGCCGTTTACCGCGTTGATCTTGCCGCTGGCCTTGTCTGTCGCGTCGAGCTTCGCGGTGCCTTTGGTGTTGTTGATCGACTTGACTTTGTTCTTGGCGTTGTCGGCCTTGCCGGAAGCCTTGTCTGTCGCGTCAAGAGTGGCCTTGCCTTTGGACTTGTTCGCGGATTCGACGTTCTTCTCGGCATTCTTGGCTTTGCCGGAAGCCTTATCGTCGGCATCGAGCTTCGCTGTGCCCTTAGACTTATTGACCGAATCAACGTTCTTCTTCGCCTCATCAGTCTTCGACTTGGCCTTGGAATCGTCAACGTCAAGCTTCGCCTTGCTGTTGTCGGCGGTCTTCTTGATATTGTCGATGGAAGCCTTGATGCTGTCGGAACTCAGACCCCAACGGTCCGCCAAGGCGTTAGCGGCCTGTTCGCTCATACCCGAGGCTTCAGCCTGCCTGATGATCGCATCACGCGCATCCTGCAGCACGCCGTTCGCACGCTCGATCTCACCGCTACTGAAATTGGTGGTCTCACCCTGCTTGAGAATCTTCTCCGCAGCATTCTGGGCGCTGCTGGCGATGTCCTCCAAAGCCTGCTTGGTCTTCGTGCCCTTCTCGGAAAAACGGTCAAGCAGATCCCCGTTCTGGTCGAACACCATGCCGTTGTCCTTGCAGGTGTTCGACAGTTCGCCGATCTTCTGGTTCAGCTGGTCGACCGCCTGGTCGGCGGTCAGGTTGCCGGACTCCAACCCGAACAGCGCCTTGACGAGATCATCGATTTGGCTTGACGCGTCCGAAGCGGAGGAACCAAGCTCCTTGTTCGCATTGGCGGCATCCTTCGCGGCCGACGCCGACTTTCCGTCGGCATCGACAGCGTTCTTGGTCGCGGCGGTCTTCTGCTTGGTCTGCTCCTTGGCTTCCTGATATGCTTTGGCCTCGTCCTTGATGCTGTCGCGCATCTTCTGGGCCACGACCATCTGCGAATGCCCCTGCTTGCCGTATTCCTTCAACGCGGCGTTGACCTTATCGGTCGCGGTCTTGTTGCCCATGGCCGCGCTGGTCATGTCGGTCAGGCTGATTTTCGCCTCGCCCAGCCAATGCGTCATGTCCGCACCGGCGAAATTCATCTTCTGATAGGCTGAGGCGATGGTCTCGCTGATACTGCTGCCGGACTCCAAAGCCGACTGCAATTGCTCCGTGGCTTCCTTGGCCTTCTGCTGGTGATCAATGAAAGCCGACAACGCCGCTCCGGCCACCGTCAGCGCGATGCCCCACGGGCCGCCAAGCAAGCTCATGACACCGCTGCCGATCGCCTTGAAACCAGCGGTCTTCAACTCGGCCTTGCCGACGGAGGTCCCGAAAGCATTAATCTGTTCGGAAGCGCTCATCGAGGACGCCTTGAACATCTGGAATGCGGCCTGCGCGGAAGCCAACGCGGTTTTGACTCGTTGGATCGGGTCTATCGCAAGCCCGATGTTGTTGGCCATGATGCTGGTGCTGCCGTTGAGATTGCCTGCGGCTTTATGCACCGCACCAAGCACGCCGGCCAAAGACGCCATGACCACGATGGTCTGCTGCACGCCGGACGGCAGACCGGCGAACGCATCCACAAGAGTATCCAACCCTTGGACCATCTTGCGTAACGGCCCTTGAGCGCCCTCGCCGACGGAAATCATCAAGGACTCCATCGAACCGCCCAGATTCTCCAGATCACCTTTGAGATTGTTGTTCTTCGCGGCCGCCTGCTCGGCGGCGTAACCGCTTTCGGATACGGCCTTCGTCCACTTGTTGACACCGGACTCGCCGGCTTCGTAAAGATAGTTGGCGGCCTTGATGGCGTAACTGCCGAAGATGGTCGCGTTCGCCTGGTTGCGTTGCTCGTCGGTCAGGTTCTTTTCGGCCTTCTGCAATTGGCCAGCGAAATTCGCCATGCCGACGAAATGGCCTTGAGCGTCATAGGCGCTGATACCCAATTCCTTCATCGTATTGGCGGCTTCGGCGGACGGCGCGGCCAGCTTCATCAGCATGCTGTTCAACTGAGTGCCGGCCTCGGCGCCGATGGTGCCGTTCTGCGCGAACAGGGCCAGCACGCCGGTGGTCTCCTGCACGTTCATGCCGAAACTGTTCGCCTGCGCGCCGCAATTGTTCAACGCTTCGCCGAAATCGGAGACATTGCCGACGGCCTTGCCGGCGCCAGCCGCGAGCGTGTCGGCCACCTGCGAAGCCTGAGAGCCTTTCAGGTGGAACATGCTCAACGCGTTGGCCATGTATTCGGCGGCATCCCCCACGGCCATGCCGTCCGAAGCGGCCAGATTCAAAGCGCCAGACAAGCCGCCTGTGAGAATATCCGTGACGCTCATGCCGGCCTTGCCGAGATCATTGATCGCGTCGGCGGACTCCGAAGCGGAATAGACGGTCGATGCGCCGGCCTCGATGGCGGCGGCACGCAGCTGGTCCATTTGGGCGCTGGTCGCGCCGGTGTTCGCCTGCACGGTGCTCATCTGCTGGTCGAAATCAGCGGCCATCTTCACCGCAGCCACGCCAAAAGCGGCCACGGCCAATCCTGCAGCGGTCATACCACTGGCGATAAGCGCGGACTTGCGTCCGGTGTTCTCCATGCCCGAAGCGACCGTTCTCGCGGTGCTTCCGGCGCGGGTCATCGCCGCCTCATATGAGGCTGTGTCTGCCATCAGCCGGATGACGATGTTCTTATTCTTCGCCAAAACATCCTCCAAAAACGTCAACAGGTCAGGTGCGCGGTCAACGCGTTCGCCGCCGGATTGTCCCTGCCATTCGTATCAGTCCACCGTTTCATGGCTTGCTGCATGTGCGCGGTGGCCCAGCAGACGCTGGTTTCGGCATGCAATGTAAGTTCGGCCTTCGGGTCTTGGCAGATCGAGCGCGGCAAGCCACACAATGGGCACAACGAACGTTCGTATTCCGCCAACGAGCGCATCCAATTACGCTCCGTCTCATCCCATTCGACCTCATCACCCCTGCTCGGCATCCAGCCCAGAAAACGTTTGTAGCTGATGCCGAGATGGCGGCAGATCTTAAGATCCTCGACTAATTGCGGAGAACCTGCGAGGCGAGGTCGAATGCCGCTTTTGGGTCCGCTGCGGTGCCGTTCAGCTCTGCGATGGCCTGCCAAATCGGCGTGAACTGGCCATCGGTGAGTTCGTCGAACAGATTGCGCCACGCCTGTTCTGTCTTGTCTTCGTCGGCCACCGGCTTGCCGCCGATGGTCGCGGAATCAAGCATGAGAGGCAATGCCGCGGCGGCGGTGCCGAACATGTCGTTCGTGCCGTTGTCATTGCGGTGCGCGGCCAATGCCTGCGCCCACTTGCTTACCGGCAATGCTCGCAACGTGAGCCGCAATGTCTCCGCATCCGCCTGTTCGCGTAGCTCTTCGATACGCCGCGCGGTGGACTTCGCCTGCCGGTTCGTCCCAGCCTCCGTGATTTGTTCGCGCGTGGTCTCCTCGGCCAGCGCATCACCCAATCTGGCGATGTCCTCGGCGATCTGCTGGTTGAGGATGATGTCGACCTCGCGCGTGCGTCTGGTGACTTTAAGCATTGTTGTTCCTTCGCTCTAATATTCATGTCCCTTTGCCGGAAAAGAGAAAAAAGAGGGTCCCGCACCGGCGAAAGGAACGAAAGTCCGATGCGGGAAGAATCAATCAGGCGATGACCTTCACGTCCTCCGCCCAACCAGGATCCCGGACGGTGAAGTTGACCTTGCTGCGCAGCACGGTGTTGGCGGCGATCGCGTCCTTGACTCTCATGCCGATGCGCACCGCGTACACGTTGACCACGTCGCCTACGGCGAACTCCGCGGCGGTGTCCTTGCCGTATCGGCGGACGAAGAAGCCATCAACCCCCTCATTGAGGGTGTCCATGGCCACGTTCTGAGCCTTGTGCTCGGTGTTGGTGTTGTCGATGACCTCGATCGACGAGCCGCTGATCTTCTTGCGGCCCGGATTCCCGAAGTCCATGGTCGAGTTTTCGCGCTGGTCGTTGATCGTGTCCTGAGACGGGCTGCAGTTCCAGCCGCCCAGGGTGACGTAGTTGCTGATGTCCGTGCCGGCTTGGATCTCGGTCAGCTTCGGATTGTTGATGTCGGCGATGGTCGGCACCCAGATGGTGTTGACCTTGCCGTCGGCTGGTGTCGACGGGATGTCGGTGCCAAGATGCAGTGTCATGGACTCCTCCTCGATGACGGAGGCCCCGGCCTGCATGGCCGGGGCCTCATTGGTTGATGATTCGTTTTCCTGAGTGTTTTCACACATTGCGGCTCCAGATGAATCGATAGGTGAGCAGCCTGCACTGGTAGAGCAGGCTGGTGTCCTCGGCGGTCAAACCGGCCGCATACGCGCCGGAATCGACGGCGAGGGTCAGGCATCCGGTCGAGAAACCGGGAATGTCGGCGTGTAGGCCGGTGAGCGCGGGGATCATGAGATCGTCCGCCAGCACGTTGACGGAATCGGCGGTTGTGCTGACGATGCGCATCTGCAGCGTGCCGATGCCGCCCTGGATGCGCTGTGTCTCGCCGACCATGTGACCGGTCGTGGTCACCGTCTCGATGATCCACGGCGGCTTGTCGGTCGGCTTCGGAGCGGTCTGCCGGTACACGGCCCAGCCCGTCGCTGGCTGCGGGATGTGGTCGAGTATGGCGTCGGTCAACGTCATGATCGACGCCATTCAGACCACCTCCACAGCGGCTTTGGCGATGTGTTCCGCAAGCTTCGGCAATTCTTCCTCGCCATGCTCGTAGAACCGGTGCGTGCCGCCGCCCTTCGCGGTTCCGAAGAACGCGAGGTTGGCGACCGAACCCGCTCCACCCTTGGTAGGGCCTATCTCGGCGGTGATGCGTCCGGGCGTCTCGCTCACCGTGTAGGTGATCGGAATGCTGCGGAACGCCTTGTTGCCGGAACCTTTCAGGTCGTCGCGAATCGAGTTCTTGACGTTCTGCGCGCCCTTCTTCACCGAAGCGGAGATCAAAGCGCGGCGAGCCACTCCCTTAGCGAGCAGCGCATCGCCGAAGGCCGTCAACTGCGAAGCGTCGAACAGTCCGCTCATGCGTCCTCCTTCACGTTCCACCGGCAGGCCGTCGCCCACGACTTCTCCGACTGGGGGGAGATCATGCGATAGCGATGTCCGACCAGTTCCGGATTCGCCGACTTCGTGACCGTGACAAGATCGCCATTACGAAGCATGGTGCCGAAAGGAAAGTGGATGTACAGTGACCAGACCAATGAGACGGCTCCCATCGACTGCGCCGCACTGCCTTCCACATTCTCCGACGCAAGGCCACCGGAGGTCTGCACCTTGCAGCACCCCGAATACACTTGCGTGCTGGCGGGCTTGACCTCGCCCGTGGCAGGGTCTGTCACGGACCCGCTTGGACGTACCACGGTGCATTCGTCGGTCATGAGCGCTTCCGCGTTGGCTCTGGCCTTTGCGAGAAAGGATGCGCTGATTCTCATCGGAACACTCCAATCGAACTGACGTTCGCACCGAAGCGATTGCGCAGGCTGCGTCTGGTCGCTTCCGGCAATTCGGTCGCGTCGATCTGGGCGCCATCATGCGTATAGCCGACCTGCGCGTCATCAAGCCGCTCGTAGGCGATGCCGGCGTGGGCGCCGGGGCCACCATCCGCGAGCTGATGTAATCCGGCGGCGACATATGAGCAGACCAGTCTGACGATATCGGCCGGTATCGGATCCCAGCCGCCGCGGAAGGTGACCGTCACGGTCGACGGTATGCCGCCGAAGGTGCTCCATGGCTCCTCCCGATAGAGAGAGGATCCGAAGAGTTTCCAATCCTCGATGGGCTGCCCGTCCACGAGCACCTTGGACACGTCGCGCACCGCACGGCATGGCAGGTCGAGTTTCCTGGACTGTTCGCCTGGCAGGTCCACTGTCCATTCGCCGAGCGTGATCGGACACCCGGCGGCCGAGCGGACGGCTTCGGAGACCGAGTCGAGCAGACTGAATGCCGTCTGCTCGTCGGTCACTTCGATTCCGTTACGCTTCAGGTCGTCCAGAGTGGCCAGTGCGGTCATTTCAGCCTCCGATCATCGGACTCGACTACTTGCCACTCTTCTCGCCTGCAGCAGCCTCTTCACCATCGCTGTCTTCGGTAGTATCGCTCACGACGGAGGCCGTCGCGTCCTGCATGGAACGACCGGTGGAGTTGGAGAGGTTCAGTGTGATCTTGGTCAGGCACTCTGGACGGATGACCTTGGCGCCGTACAGGTCGAGGCCGCGCACCATGTCGGCGAAGTCGCTCTGCATGCGCATCGCCTCCACCTTGCTGACCTGCTGCGCGAAGGTCACGGCCGCGTTCGTGCCGGCGAGAATGGACTGGGCGTCCGGGCTGGCGGACTTGCGCGGCACATTGTTGGACTTCACTACGGTGAAGCCGCGCACCTGGCCGACCACGCCGTTGAGCAGAGTATTATGGCCCGCTTCGGTGCCTTCGATGAAGCGGGAGTCCTGCAGCAGCAAGGCGTAGAAGTCGGGGCTGACGACGAGCCAGCGGCCCTCGTCGGGCACGTTCTGCACGTCGAGCTTGCGTCCGGCTTCCACGACGGCGAGATACGCGTCTGCAGGAGTGCCGACGGCCACGGTCTTCGCCGGGGTGTCGACGGCCGTGTCCATGAGATTGGCGATATAGGTTTCCACGTTCTTCATCATGTTGTAGGCGGCGGAATTGGTGAACTTTCCGGTCAGATCGGCCTTGGCCTGAGTCTTGTCGAGGTCGTTGACCTTGAAAGCGAAATAGTCGGACTGGTCGATCTTGAGCACGGCGGCTTCCTTATCCGTGGCATCATCGACGGTGATCGCCTGGCCGCGCACGTACTTGTGCACTGTCACGTCGTTGTATCCGGTGATGTGCACGGTGTCACCGGCCTCACGGATGTCGCCCTCGTAATCGCGGTTGCACAGGCTCGGGAAGACGAGCTTCGCGCGCAGGGCTTCGAGGATGGCGGCGGACCATACCTCGGGGATGAAATTGGTGATTGCCATTGCTGGCCTCCTTACTTACTGCGGCCTGCGAGTAGGTCATTCAGACGGCCCTTGCGGCGCGCCTCGTCGATCTGCTGCGGGGTCATGTTCTTCAGATCGTCCCTGGTAAGCTGTCCCGTCTGATGATCGCCATCGCGGGTGCCCGACGGTGGGATGATTCCCGTCAGGCCAGCATTGTTCCCGCCTTGCGCGAGATACGGATGTGCCGCGACCAAGGCGTCGATCTTGTCGCCGATCGCCTTCTGGTCGTATCCGCCCTGATCGTCAGCGGTCAGGTCGGAGAAGTCGATGAGTTTCAATGCGTCGCCGGGGTTGATGAGCTTGCCGGTTGCGGCGGCTGTGACGTTCGCTTGGAGCACCTGCTTCTGCAGTCCGGCGATGGTGGCCTGCGCGGAGTCGAATTCCGTGCCGCGCTTCTCCCAGTCGGCGACCTGCTTCTCCAGCTCGTCCACGCGGTCGGCCTTCTCGTAGGCGGCCTTGAGCTTCGTCTCGAGGTCGCTGTTGACCTTTTTCTGGCCGAGGAACTTGTCGTGCCAGTCGATTGTCGGCTTCTGTGCGCCCGGATCATTGCTGTTCGGGTCCTGCTGCTGCCCATCGGACATGATGTGTTTTTCCTTTCATCGGTTGTAAATCTCGCCGTTGCTGGAAAGCCAGCGGCGATACGAGTTCTCGGCCTTGGACAGCACGTCCGGCGTAACCGGTTTGCTGGGCTGATAAGGATTACGGCCGTCCAGCGCGGCCTCATAGCGGAGTCGCGCGTTCTCGAGGCGCTTCTGCGCCGCGGTCAGCTCCTCATGCCGCCCCTGACGCCATTCGTTGTTGTGGAGCCACTGCCGACGGCGGAGTTCCGGCACTTGCTCACGCCACTTGTCTGGCAGGATGTAGCCCTCGCGCTTCAAAAGTTCAATGGTCTGCTCGCGGGGAAGATTGAAGCTGTAGATGCCTTCCGGCGTGAGCCTGCGCCGCTGCCGCTGTCCGTATTCGTATTTGCGGATCATGCGGCTCCACCCGTATCGGCTGGTGCCTTCGGACGTGGTCATGCGGATGTCGCCGCGTCCGACCGGCCGCATGCCTCGGTGTGCGTTGACGACCTGGTAGATGTCGGCGCCGTCTCTGATGGCCTGCGCGTCGGCGTGGCCGAAGAGCTCGTCCTGCTCCGCCTCGCTCATACGGTTGAAGCGGTCCATCGGATCAGTGATCCAGCCTTGTTTCTCGGCCTTGTCCTTGCCTTTGCATGGTATGGTGCGGCCGTGGCATTTCGGATGACGCAGGAAGTCGTTGTTGTGCCGGAAGTATTTTCCAGCGAGGATAGCGCATCGTGGGCAGCAGTCGGGTGATTCGACGCGCACGTAGCCGACACCGGAACGCTGGGTGATGCTGACACCCATCGCGCTGATGGATGTGTCCTCGATGGCCTGCATGGCCATCTGGCGGAGCGTCCGGCGTCCGGACCGCATGGCGTCTATCGGGTCAAGTCCTGATTTGATGGCCGAAAGTGTGCGCGTGACCGGAATGTCGAAATATGATTCGAGGTCGATGCCACTCGGCGCGAAACCGACCCCGAAGGCGAGTGGATTCGCGATGCCGCCATCGGGACGCACGTAATCGCCCTGTTCTGCGAGCATCAACGTTGACGAGTCCATCGCATCGCTCGCCGCACGCGTCTGCAGGGCGGCGAAGAGCGTGATGAAATCGACGTTCGTCCGATTCCAACTGTCACGCACCCGCAGCGGATCCACGCCCTTCCATGCCTTGTCCGCCGCCCTCACGGCCAGCAGGCATAGTCTGGCCAAAGTGTTCCGGCTGTCCGACAGGCTCTCCAGCGTCACCGTCATCAGATGCACCTCCGACCCTTAGGCTGCGTGCTATCTCGGCCATCTCAGGGTCATGGCTCTCGTCGTCCACCATGCGCATGATGCGTTTGATGTCTTCCGGGCTCTGGCCCATCTGCTCGGCTATCCATTGCAGTGGATAGCCGAGCTGATTGTATTTGAGCATCGCGTCGGCCATCAATGCCTCGCTGCGGTATTGCGGCGTGGCGAATACGACCTTCGAATCATCGAGGATCCGGGCGGATTCCTCGTCATCCTCGAGCATCATGGCCATCTCGCACAGTTCGCGCACCGGCTGGCGCATGAAGCTGATGCGCTCCAGCGTCTTGCTCACCAATCCAGCTTCGGCGACCTCGTAGCCGGTGGCCGGCACCTCGGCGTTCGTCAGCAGGTAATGCCCGGGTGTACGGGTTTCGGCCGCGATGTGCTCGACGGCCTTCTGGATGATCGGCAGGAAAGCCTGCAGGTTGCTGGCGGTCCACTCGCCAATCGACACATTATCGCCGGTGATCTGCATGATGCGCTCCATGACCTGCTTGTCCAGGTTCGCTGGGCGTTCGCCTACCTGCTCGCCGGTGACCTTGTCGAAGACCGGCTCGGACAGTGAATCACCGCCGAGGATCACCCTCGCGGGCATGGACGCGAAATCCAAGGCGTTGAGCGTATACGCCCAGCAGACGTTGACGGCGTCCTGCATCGATTCGACCTGCTCCACATCGCTGATCGGCAGATCGTCCAAAAGCATCTGATTGCGGAATTCAACCAACGGGACTCGACCGATGGGATTCACGCGCGCGGAGTCCGGCACGAACCGCCAGCCATCCACGCCGGGCGGCAGACGATTCCTCTCATCGTTGCCGCCCGCACGTACCCGCACCACATCGAAGACCATGTCCGGCAGCAGCAAAGTGCCGAACTCGTGCTCCTCGTCGTATCGGACCAGCAGCCCCGCATCGACCTCGCCAGTGAGCGGGTCGTAGTGCACTGCCGCGCTGTCCGGATGCTCGAAGCTGATGCGCGCCCTGCCGTCCGGCATCGACGTGACCAGGCCGAACGCACGTCCGGTCGTGGTCATCATCAGCGCCGTCTCCTGCAGTTTGCGGTCGCAGTCGTTCCGTTCCCACACCCGCATCACATGCGAATCCAATTCGCGATCGTCATACGGAATGAATCCCCTGAAATGGATGCGTTCGACTGGTGCCTGCGCGACCGGCAGACACCAGTTGTCGGCGAAGCCGCTGAACCGGTCGGCCATGTAGCGTTTGAACTCGTCGGACGCGAACTTCAATGTGCCGCGTTTGCCGCGAACATAATCCGTATGCTTCCTGATGTCCGGCCGACGGTTCTCGATCTTCAGAGCGAGCAGATTCGCCATGCGATTCACGTCATCGGCGGTACGAATCATCTCTAGAACCCCCTCGTGGTGGAGCCTGTAAGCAGGTACGCCTTGCGTTTCCTGCCCCAGCCAGCGGCGCGCGCGTCGCAAGCCGCCTCATGGGCGAGCACGCTTGTCACGGCCGCATCGATTTTCCTTGTCTGCTTCGGTTTGCCCAAACCGTAACGCTCGCCCGATTTGGCGAATCTGCGCGCGTTGCGCATATGCGTGATGGTGATCGGACACCCGTCATGCGTGATCGCATGATGCTGCAGGTCGGATTCGAAGCGTTTCAACGCCTCCCAAACCGCGGTGATGCGGCTCGACCCGCTCATCGCCCAGGGAATGAATTTCTTCGGGCCGTATCTCGTGTCCCACGCCTCGATCTGCGATTCCCACGACACCTCGTCGCGGAAACCGGGGTCGCAGTAGGCGCGGATAACCTTGTATCGGTCGTTGAGCTCGTCCATGGCGGCATTGACCTCGCTGCGCGGGATGCGTCCGCCCCATGTTTTCGGATTCCAGATCGTCGGACGGCGATCCTCGCCGTACCGTGGCGTGAAGATGAAACCCTCGCGCGTCTCGGCCTTGATGCATGTCCAGTCGTCGTTCTCAGATCCGTCGAATCCAAGACACACTTCGGTGCCTTCCGGCGGGTTCGCAAGCCAAAGCTCATGTTCCTGCATAGCAGCTCTCCCAGAGTCCATCCTCGAGCCATGCTCCACCGCCCTGCACCATTCGGTTGCCGAAGAAGCGTTCCGCCTGTGCGGGATCCTTCTCCATGAGCGCCTCGGCCTCCGCTTCGACGGAAGCCAAAGGCACCCACGGGCTTCCGGCGTAGACCCATTCGAGGATCTTGCGGCGTTCGCGCCGGTTGTTGAAGCTGTATGGCGTGCCATCCTTGTGCCGCAAGTCCGGGTTCAAATCGGGGTTGCGGTAGAAGATCCACACGTCCTTACTGCCCAATTCGAACTGCTGTTGGGCGTAACTGTTTTCCCCCGGGTCGTAGGCGTTGGTCCAGAAGTGCGTCCTGCCTCCCATGCCTGCGGCGCCGCGGCGTTGGGTGTCGGCCACGTCGAGCATGCCGTTCGATTTGGTGTACAGGCCTGCCTCGTCCTGTTCCGCATCAGAAATCGGATTACCCAAGCGGCTGGTTGCCGAGGCGGTCACCACGTCGATACGGTCGAGATCGAGATCATCGTCGTCAAGGTTGATTCCGGGGCGAAGGATGCGAATGAACCCCTCGCGCACCTTGAGCAGCTGTTTCAGCGGACCAAGCCTGATCATGGCGACCAATGGACGGTAGGCGTTGCGCACCTGGTCCTCGGAGTTCGCGGTCAGCTGTATCAGCGGCGATGGATGGCGCATGCCCTTCGGCTCGCCCGGATTGTAATGGTAGACCCATCCGCAAGGGCAGCCGTTGTCGGAGCAGCGGTACACGTCGCCGGGCTTCGCCCAACCGGCGAACACGACGGGACCGCAGGCTTCGAGGATGGCGCATGATGCTTCGGTCGGCCCCTTGCCTGTCTTCTGCGGGCCAATGCAGCCGGTCAGACGATATTGGAAGGCTTGGTTGAGAACCAGTGGATTGTCCACCGTGACCTCTTTGGGCGGGATGAATTCCGCGTCCCCGCGCACCCTCCAGCGGTGTGCGGCGTACCAGAACTGCCAATCTGACCAGCAGAAGGGCTTGCCGCGGAGAATACCGTCCGGCTGGCGCACGTGACGCCGAACCCACGCATCCTGCAGGTCTGCGAGCGTCGGGAAGTCGATGATCCAATCGTCGGCCACGTCACGCCCTCAAACGGCGCGGGAACTGCACGATCTTGGTGTTCATGCCGCTCTCGGATGCCTCCGCGTCCGTGGCCGGCACCTCGTGGGCGGCCATGTCGACGTTGTCCTCGGAGATCTTCCAGCCGAGCGCCTGCAATCCGGCCTCGGACAGGCCGATTCGGTCCTCGAGTCTGATCTTCACGGCCACGTCAGCCGCCTTGACCGACGGACTCTCGCACACCACGCATTCGCGGACATACGAGGCGATCTGGTAATGCAGATACTTCAGCTGTGGCTGTTTCCACGCGCGCGCCTGCGGTAGACGCCACAACTGCCTCCACAACTCGGACTCACGCTCGTTCCACGATTCCGAACCGGCCCTGTCCTCGACCCATTCCTGCAAGTCCTTATCGAAATAGCGGAGCACATACCGCGGAAGCGGGAACTTCGGCGGACGGCCCTTGTATTCGGTGTTCGGCAGGCTGCGCAGGGTGTATCCCCTGCGTTCGCTGGCGCCGCTCGACGGATCTGGCATCGGGCCAGACCTGACGCGTTTTCCTCCTCTTGGCATGGCTCCTCCATCGTCGGACGGCCTTGCGCCGTTCCTTCGCTGTGGGACGCAGGGCCTTTCGCCCGCCCCCTCTGAAACTTTTGAACTCTCCGCACCTCGGAGACAGCTCTCCGGCGGTTCCACTACCCAAACTTTTAGGGGGTATCCCCGTGGGTGTTTTGATGGTTTGCTTCCGTTTGTTTTGCAACGGTTTTTGTTTGACTCGCTTGCTGCTGCGATGAGTCGCGAATCGAATCGAGAAGACTTGGTCGCTTTCGTCTTTCGTGTCGTTCGACGTGAGCGGCTGGCGTCGTTGGCTTGGCTTCGATGGAATGTTTTGTTTTGGTGCCGAAGCCTGTGTGTGTCAGCTGAGGTTTTGTCTGTTGTTGAAGCCTGAAGGTTTCGTCCTCGCGGTCTTGCTGTCGTGGCAGCGCTTGCACAGGCCGCGCATGCGTTGCGGGTCGTTGGGGTCCAGGCCTGCTTCGACGAGCTCGATGCGTTCAATCGGCCAATGGTCGGCTATGGTGCTGGGGGCACCGCATAGGCCATGGTGCCTTCCGCATCCGTCCGGCCCGTCGCCGGGACAGACGCACCGCGGGTCCCTTGCCAGCACGCGGGCGCGTGCGAGGCGATGCGCTTTCGACGTGTATGGATTGCGGCCTCGTGTACGGCGCTTGTCTTTGGCTTTCCTACATTCGTCGCACAGCGAGCCGGAGGAGACCAGGTGTGGGCAACCGGAGGTGGAGCATACCTTGTACATCAATCCCCCACAGCGGAAAGAAGTAGAACGGGTTCCGGCTAGACCTATTAGCCGGAACCCCTCCGCCAATCCTATATTCCATGGAACATCATGAGCAAATCAAGAACACTGGGCGTCATGAGCATGCTGTTCGCCGTCATATCCGCCATGTTTGCATCGGCGGGACAACCCTACGGGGCTGCGGGATTCGCCGTGGCCGCCGGGCTTGCCGGCCTGTTCGCGGGCTGGAGGCGCAACGATGGCGACTGAATACCTCGGCGTCAAGCAGGTCGCCGAACGCCTCGGCATAACCAGCGGCGGCCTGCTCAACCTCAAGCTCCCCGAACCCGACGCCATGATAGGCCGCACACGCGGCTGGCTCCCCTCGACGATAGACGAATGGAACGCGAAGCGTCCCGGACGCGGCGTCGGCGGAGGAAGACCCCGCAAGAACAGGTGAGCGCCTTCGGCGGGATTCGAACCCGCGCATACACGCGGCCGTAAGGAAGAGGATCCGAAGATCTACGACCGGTGCGACCTGCCGTTGATTCCTACGAAGGCATGGACAGGCGGTTTGAGCATCACCGCATCACGTGAGTCGCGGGATTGGCTTGCCTGCCGCTATTGGTGTATGCCCACTCTG